CCTCCGTGGGGTAGGGAAAGCGAGCACGAATGTCAGCGACAGTAGACTGCCACTCTTCGATGGTTGCCTCGCCGCGCTGCGCTTTGAAGAACAGCGGGTCGGCTTCACTGGCGTAGGCGGCGGCTCGTGCCTGGCGGGCTGACTCCAAGGCTTGCTCGTGGGCAATGATGACCGCTGCTGCATTGACCTTGGCTTGATCGAGAGTGACGGGGTTACCGTCTGCGTCGAAGGCTCCAGCTCCATCGTCAATGGTGACGGCGTTGGGGTAAGCCTTGCGGATAGCTTCGTGATTGAGTGTCATGCTGCCACCTCCATGGCGGTGATTGTGGAAGCACCTCGACCCCAAGTATTGTCATTAACATCAATGGCTGTACGATTTACATAGCTTGTCCCAGAACCTCTGGCTTGAGTCTGAACTTTGTATGTAACTGAAGATGTCGTAGAAGGACTATCCAAGAACAATAGATTTACTGTTATGAGTGTCGCTGAAGGGAAGGCGCCACCGTCGGCGGCGCCAGGTCGGCGCCAGAACGAAACGGTTCTAACTCTGTTAGAAGCGGAATCGCCAAGATAAAGTGAAGTATTTCCTCCACTTAAAGCAAAATAGGCAACGTTAGAATCCACGTTTGAAACGCTTGCTTGAACTGAAGCGATAATAAGTATTTTATTGCTTGCACTTGCCGGGGTAATTGTTACGGACAATCCGGTTACATCTGTGTAGGACGTATTTGCTGTTGAAAATGTATCTGTCTTTGTGGCACTCACCACCTGCAGCACATTGCCCGCCCGGTTGAGGCGATCCAGCACCCCACCCGTGCCAGGCAGCGTGAAGGTCTGATCGCCTGCGACGGCTGGTGCGTCGATCTGGCTATAGCCGCTGGTTGATCCGTTTAAGCGTAAAGGGCTCATGGTGTCACCTCCTGGTTGTGGTTGTTGTTAGTCATGGAAGTCATTAGAGAAGGGGACTAATCAATGCCAGCGGCTGTTAGCCGGGCTTCCAGGGTTTCAATCTTGGTGATGGCCTCCTGCAGTGCTTTGGTGAGCAGCGGCACCAGCTTGCCGTTATCCACTGCCCAAGTATCTGTCACCTCTTCGCCATCGTCGCCAATCCTGACGGCATCAGGAGCAACCTCGTTTAGCTCTTGAGCAATGAAGCCGTGATTGACTTGGTATCCCGTCTCTGTCCACTTGTAGGAGCGAACTTGGATTGCAGAAAGAGCATTAAGAGCTGTTCCTGCTGATTGAATGTCTGATTTTAGGCGGCGATCGGAAGTTACGTTATACCGAACCTGACCTGCGCCCCTGTTATAGTCAATTAAGCCTCTTGTTGTGGCGCTAGTTTCTGTGATGAACTCAATAAACTTATTATCAAGCGTTGTTGCGCTATTCCAGCAATAAACAGGTTGTGCCGCTGCTCCGTAGTCAGTTTTGAACACAGCAACTGGAGCAGCTTCACTAGAAAAAACAGCAAGCCTCTCATTGCTCACCAACGCACTAGACGTGCCCAACAACAGCCTGCCCGAGCTATCCACCCGGCTGCGTTCGGTGCCGCCTGTGTTGATGGCAACGGTGTCCACTGCGGGGAAGCTGATGCCGGTGTTGCTGTCGGTGCCCTGGAGCGCAGGCGTACTAGAGGACCCGTCTACTCCGCTGATGCCGTTGGTGCCGTCAAGATAGAGAGTCATGATTAGACGATTACCCAGGATTGACCAGACGGCACAGTCACCGTGACGCCGGAATTGATCGTGATCGGTCCAGCGCTCATGGCATTTTTGTTCGTGGTCAAAGTGTAGTTAGTAGTGACGGTTTGAGCGTTTTCGTAGAACACGTCATCCGTACCGCCGCCAGTTGCACCACCACCAGCTGCCGCCCAACTCAGTGTGCCGGAGCCATTGCTGACCAGTGCATAGCCAGAAACCGCCGCATCAGTTGATGGCAGCGTCCAGGTGACATTTGTGGCAACCGTGGCCGGTGCCTGAAATGCCACATAGTTGCTGCTGTCCGAATCAGCAAAGCGCAGATCGGCCTGGCCGTTGAGCGTGGCATCAGCAGCGAAGGTCTGCGCTGCTGTGAAGGTCTGCGCTACATCCAGCTTGGCGGTGTCTGCGTCATAGCCCTGCACCGTGACGCCAATGTCTGAGCTGGTGAGCGGTGTGGTGCCGCTGCTAGCAGCAGTCAGCCGCCCTTGCTGATCAACGGTGATGCTTGCGTAGGTGTAGCTGCCAGGTGTGACGGCGGTGTTGTCCAGGTCAACGGTGATCGTGCCGCTGCTGGTGATCGGTCCGCCACTGCTGGTCAGGCCAGTTCCGCCGCTCACATCGACGCTGGTGACGGTGCCGCCTGTACCTGTGGCGCTGATTGTAATGGTGCCATTGCCATTGGTGATCGTGACGCCCGTGCTGGCCGTAAGCGTCGCCTTAGCCAAGGTGCCATCGGTCTTGCCGATCAGCAGTTGACCGTCGGTGTAGGTGGTTTGCCCTGTGCCGCCATACAAAGTGCCGATCGTCGTGCCATTCCAGACGCCGGTTCCGATCGTGCCGACACTAGTCAGGCTGCTGCTGACAACAGCACTGCCAAGGCTGGTGGCATCGAGCACTTTCGTGCCTGCAATGCGGTATTCCTTGCCGCTGGCAATGTTGACGTGCTCGCTGAACGTCCACGCATCCGTGGCATCAATCCAGCTGATCGTCTTATCGGTGGTGCCCTTCAGCGTGATGCCGCCACCATCAGCGGTCACGTCTGTCGGCGTTGCAACCTTGCCAATCTCAATGTTTTTGTCTTCAACGATCAGGTTGGCGGTATCGATCGTGGTGGTGGTGCCGTTGACAGTCAGATTGCCTTGGATCGTGACTGCTGCATCAAATGTCGCGGCGCCCGTTACATCCAGCGTGCCAGGTACATCAATATTGCTTGTCCATTCAACACCTGTGCCAGCTGCATCGGTTTGCAATAGTTGATATGCAGAACCATCAGCCAGCTTGCTAACAGCGATCTCAGCGTTGCTGGCAATGTCAACATTGACGATTGGATAGGCGCTCAGCTCTGACCACGGCTCATAGCCAAGCGATGCCCATACGGTGCTGCCATCACCGATCTTGATCTTGCCAGTGTCTGACTCAATGCCAATTTCACCAGCCAGCAACGTCGGGTTCGCAGCCGTCCAGTTAGCAGCCGTATCACGCCGCTGCTTCTGCAGTGCTGAAAGCGTGATGCTCATGCGGCTCCGGTGGGGCTGATGATGTAATCCCGCGCAGGGCTGGCAGCAGCGCCGCCTGCATCCAGAATATACGCTCTGGCAGGAGCTGCAGGAGCAAGCTCGCCATCGAAGATCAGATCGCCCGTATCGATCGGGATGGTCTCAAGCTCAACCTCTACATCCCAGCGACCGTACATTGAGTCGGTGATGTTCGGCGCGCCCACATACCGCCAGGCGTAATCACTCAGCAGCGGGATGGGCGGCGTGGTGTAGCCGTTCCACACCTCCGTCGAAAGGAAGAAAATGTTAAAGCTGCCGCCGCGGTTGTCGTAGTGATTGCGGATCAGTGTTACGTCTGCTTCTTCAAGCAGCGAGAAGCTCAACGCCAGCGTCTGCTTGATGCGCCGATTGCCGCGCCTGAAGCCTGAGATCACACCTGATAGTGCGCCCTGCATGGCCGATGGCACATCACCCGTCGTGAAGGTCCGTGTGGCAGGCACCAGCGCAGGGAATGTGCTCATCAGATCGGCACTGATTCCAGCTCGATGCTCGTGTTGTATCTTAGCGGCGCTGCTAAGCCGACCTGAAACGGTCCGACGTAGCGCCACTCGTAATCGGCCGGATTAACTGGCACGCTGCTGTAGCCCGCCCAGACGGCTGCTGGCAGATCAAAACTGATCAAGCTGCCCTGCTGGTCTTCGTAATGATCCAGCAGCAGCTGCGTCTCTGCTTCGGTCAGATATTCATAGCCAAGCGTCAGGCGTTGCACTACGCGATCGCTGCCGAACTTGAATCGCACATTGCCACCGCTCACGCCTTCATAGGTCGCTTGCGGATAATCGCCATAATTCAGGCTCCTGGTGCTTGGTGTCAGCGTTGGGAAGGTGGCCATCAGATCACCTCGAAAGTGCCGTTGACCACTTCATCGCTGATCTTGGCGATGTCGCTGCCATCCACCGGGAACTGTGCCGCGCTGATGCCTGTGATGCCATCGCTGCTGTGCTTCACGTCTGTCACCTGATACCACTCGATTTCTTGCCGGTTGTCGCCACGGCTTGAGATGCGCTGCCGCTGTACCTTAATGATCTGCGTTGGGATCAGGCTGGTTGTCAGCAGCGGTGTAGTGAAGCTGATCGTATGGGTCGAGAACTTGCGCCGGGCTAATTCATACTTGCCGTAAAGCGCAGCATGAGCTGCTGAAGTGCAGAAGTCAGTCATGTCGAACTGCTGCGTCGGTGCATCGCTATCGGTGCCGGGGTAGCGCACAGTCGTGGTGCGCTGAATGCCGATCGTCAATGGGTCAGCCTCGCGCCAGGTTAGAGAGATGTTGACCGGGCGCCGCTCGTCAGCGTCGATGTATTCCTTCTTAAAACTGCCCGGCAGAATCTCGTCTTCGGTAAAGGTCAAAACAGGCGTCAGCGCAGTCACGTCAATGTCATCGCTGCCATCCACAGGCAGCAGCGGTTGCAGGCTGTAACGGCCATTGCTTGAGACAAACGAAAGCAAGAAGTACGGCGCTGTACTTGCTATGTAGTTGACTGCATTGACCGATTGCTCAATGATGCCATTGAAAAATGTGCCATTGTTTGCGCAGAAGGCTGCTAGGTCCTGCAAGTTGCTCACGTCGATCGGCGCAGCCAAGGCATCCGTCGATGCGCCGCTGGCACGCTTCATCAGCGTAAAAAGATACATCGCCAGATCGACGAACTGATTGCTGGCACCTGTGGCATAACTGCCGCTCACCAGGCCGTCGCTGTAAAGATCAACCGTGGCGCCATCGTCATAGAAGATCGAGATTTGCCGCGTCGTGGTTGGATATGAACCAGAGTCAGGCGGATCGTAGATGTCGCCAGTAATTTGCAGGAAAGTGATGTCTGCGAAGTCGGTGTAGTCAGCAGAACCTGATGGCGTTGCAGGATCAGCGTAGGGGCTTAGCTGCCACTCAGTTGTAGTGCCTATCAGCGTGCCAGTGCTCGCGGGCAATCCTAGACTGTACTGATTGTTGATTGTACCAGAACCAAACACTTCTGTAATCGTTCCAGTAGAGCCCAAATTAGTAAAAAAGTTCGCGTCGGGCACTTGCCAACCTTCTGAATCAATTGTGCCAACGGCTCTGCCGCCAATGCCAGTCGAGTAATTGATGTTGATCACAATATCTAGCCCAACAGGGTTGGCACCCAGTCCCGCCCAGTAGGAAGCTGTGATATCATTGCCATTGTTGTTGTCGTAAACAGATATCGTCGTTGCAGGAATTATAATTACAGAGTTTGTTGTATCTCCTTCGCCCCGCGTAATTTCGGTGAACTTAAAATAATATTCGCTGATATCAGGAAGTCTTTCTGTGAAGCCATTGGCCGTTCGATCGTTGCCGATGTATGAATAAGAGTTGAGATCGCAAAAGATTGTGCCACTGGTAATCGGACAGGCATTAGGCGTCGCCTCCAATGCTGCAGCGGTTGCATAGTAATGAGCTAGAGTGATGCTGGCTGTGTTTGGCAAAAACTTGATATTGCTGTTACCCGCCCATGCGTAATGCTTTACAGGGCTGCTCACTATTTGCCCTTGACTAATAGCATACAAAAATTGACCGACAAAATCAATAGATCCTGTCTTCACCATCGGCGGTTGCACCCAGGTGCCACCTACGCCACCGCTACGTTTGCAAAAAACGATCGGCACGGTGTCGCCAGCCTGCGACACAACTTGTTGTTTGCCGATCTCCGCCTGAGGCTTTTTGCTTTTTTGCGGCGCTGCATCATTGCGTGTTGATGTGTTGCCCACAGGCGCTGCAGGTTCAGGCTTAGCTGTAGAAGTTTTGTTACTAAAGAATTGACGGCTAAAGATTCCCTTGACTTCGATCTCGTTCATGAGATGCCCTCCTGCTTGCGATATGTTGCCATTGCGATTGCAAACAGCATCAGATTCACAATGATTGTCCCAGCCTCAATGTCTTTAACACAGCAATCGCCACAAAGATGCTCACCGTCTGCTGTTGCAAAGACAATTTTATCGCCGCATCTTTTCATGGTCACATCATTGTGAACCGAACCGTCTGCGCAAGACGCGACAACATTGATAGCCAGAAGCATCTCGTTCATTGCCCCTGCTGCCTGATCAGCATCCCTGCCGTGATCTTACGAGTTGGGATCTGGGATTTGAGCTTGTTGATGGCTGGGTTGACCTTCCATGCCACAGCCGTATCAGTGACGCTTGCGCCTTCAATGCTGCCGATGTACCGACTGATGAGCTGGGCGCTGCTGCCGTCAAAAGCATCCTCGCCAGCATCTTGGATGTAAAGCGACGCGATAATCAAGTTGTCCGCACCGATCGCTGCATCAGTGATGTCAACCACATCGCCGGTGGCGGCTGCGTTGATTGATAGGTCGTTGATGCTCGCAGCAGCGGTCGATCCAAAGCCGTCCACATCAAACGCCAAGTAGCTGTAGCTGCCGCCTACATCGGTATCGATGCTCAACACCTGCGGCGGCTGGTAGAAGTTCTGCCATTGCCTTGACGGTGTGCGCAGGCCGCTGATCGGATCTACCACGCTGCTGCGGTCTGCATAGTATTCAAGGAAGCACATGATGTCGTAGTTAGCCATCAGGCGATCCCCAGTCCGCCGCGAATGCCGATGTCATTGCGCAACAGGTTCAGCGTCTGCTGTACGCCTGCCTGCACAGCGCGGCTCAGATCCTGCGTTGTGACGTAGTTCGTGCCGTTCATCTGCGTCACAGGTCCCGTCTGAATGCTCACATTCGCAGTGCTAGGTGTGACCACGCCGCCTTCAGCAAAGCGTGGGATAGCAGCAGGGCCGCGAACGCCAGCCATCCAGTTGGCAGCAAATGCATTTGCCTTGGATTGAGGCACGATGTACTCAGGCTCGCCCCCCTCACCCACCATTGCCAAGGTCGGACCAGTAACAAGACCGCCATCAGCAAATTGCGGAATATTGGGCGATGGCAAGAGGGGAATTTGTGGCAGTTGTAATGCTGCTAATGCTATGTTAGCGCCGGCGATCACGGAGTTGATGGCGTTCACCACAGAGCGCACCGCATTGCCAATCCCATTAAGGATGCTATTGACTACGCCTTTGATCGTGGTGGCAGCAGTCTCAAATGGGCTTGTTAAGAACTGACCCAAGCCTTGCCAGATTGCTTTGACAGCATTTACAAGATTTGTGATGCCTTGGCTAATAGGGGTTAGGAAATTATTTTGTATAAAGGTGATTGCAGCCTGAATCGGAGCATTAAGAAGCGAAGTGATTGTAGTCCAGGTTGACTGAACAAAGCTGATGATGGCATTAAATACACCAATAATTTGCTCTCGGAACGTAAAAAACAAAACGCCCAAAGCAATTATTCCCAATGCGATCAAGCCTTGTGGGCCAAGGAACGTAACAATGCCTGTCAAAACAGGAACGACAGCGCCTGCAGCGCCTGCAATAGATGCGAACAATCCAGCAATAGGAGCTAACAATGCCGCTGCCCCTCCAATGGATTGAAGGACAAAAACAATCGATGCCAGGCCAGGTGCCACTGCAACTAAAGCAACAAAAGCTCCGGCTAGGATTCCAAGGACAGGACCAAGGCCGGGGATGTTTTGTATCATCCAAGTAAAACCCTCTATCAGAGGCGCAATAGCTTTCATCGCAGCACTAATTGCAGGAGCAAAAGTCTGGCCAAAAGTAATGCTTAAATTTTCAAGATTATTCTGAGCAAGTTTTACCTGGTTTGCCGTAGTGCCAGCTTGTACTTCATACTCCTTAGTAGCAGAGCCAGTATATTTGAATTTATCCGCTACCAACCCCAAGGATTTTTCTAGCAGTTGCTGGTTATTGATAAGGGGCAAAATCGCCCTTGCTTCATCACCAAACAGGTCGCTGATCACCGAAAGCTGCATCTCCTTTGGCAGCTGCTTGATTCGATTGAACACATCAGTGATCGTGCCAATGGCATTTTCTTGCAATCCTTTGGCCAGTTGCAGCGCTGCAGCTTTGCCTTGCTCAGATGCAAATTGCTTGGCGGAATCTATCGCAATTTTTTTGTTCTGCTCTTCCAGCTTTTGCGTTTCGCTAAAACGGCTTTGAACTGCCTGCAGTTCTACATCCTTTTGATCATCCAAACCATCTTGCACAGCCTGGAGGCGATCACGATCGGCGCGGCGACGTTCTTGAAGTTGTGCATTCAGGTTGTCACGGATAACATTAATTTCTTGTTCGTAACGATCTTGAATTGCATTGATTTGATCGCGACCAACAGCATTTGATTCTTCTGTACCCTGTCGCAATGCATCTAGCTCAGCTTCCTGCCTGCGTTGCAATGCTTTGATCTGTGCATTTGCCTGATCTTGCAGACTATCTTCAAATGCCTTTGATTGATCGTCAAAGCCATCTCGGATGCTTTGCAACTGATCACGGTAACGCCGGTTGATCTCCTTTGAAATCTCATTTGTTTCATTGCGAGCGGCTTCGATTCGCTTCTGAGATTGCATCTCAACTTCGGCTGTGAGTTGCTGCTCGCTTTTTGCTGCATCACCTTGCACATAGCCCAATTTTGTAATTGCAGCAATTTGGCGTTCAGTCATACTTTCGCCGCGGCTCAAAGCCTTCACCATATTGTTAAAACTGGTCGCAGCGACCTCTGATTGGGCACCTGATGCAATCATGGCTGCACCGAATGCAGCAGTTTGCTCAGCTGTCAAGCCAGCGGATTGACCGGCTTGGCCTGCACGCAAAGTGAAGTCAACAATGTCTTTTGCAGTAGCAGCCGTATTGTTACCAAGCGTATTGATGGCATCAGTCAAGTCCTGCAGAGCAGGCAAACCAAGGCCCAGCGATGTTTTGATTTTGGCCATCGCATTGCCGGCTTCTTCTGCCGTCATGTCAAAAGCCACTGCAACCTGAGCAACCTGAGTTGCAAACTGTTTCAAGTCTTCTCGCGCAATGCCAGCCTGACCGGCCGCGGCATAAATATCAGCAAATCCCTTTGCAGCAATAGGCATCTGACTTGATAACGTTTTGATCTCATTGCTGATTTGCTTGAATGCTTCAGGGCTTTCAAGGCCATCAACCACCTTACGCACACCAGCCATTGAAGTTTCAAAGTCAATGGCAGCTTTAGCTGAGATGCCAATCGCAGCACCTAGTCCAACAGCAGCTGCAGCTGCAGCCTTAAACAAGCCAGAATCCAGCATGGCTTTGAAGCCCTTGCCGGCTGCATTGGCTGCCTTTTCTGCCCCCTCAATTCCTTTCTCCAGCTGAGTCAGGCTCTGCAGGCCAGTAACTTCAGCTGTGATCTTGAGAACGCTTGTCAGATTCATCGCCATGGCATCTACCTCCGAGCCTTGCGCTTAGCAGCCTTTTGCTGCTTTTCAGCAGCTTCTGAAATCAGTTGCAAGGCATGTGATTCCATGATCTGCAAATCGTCTAGCAACTGGCGTTGATCCTCCACAGCATAAAGCGTGCACAGCTGCAAAACCACGCCATAGTCCAAACCCAATACGCCATTTGGCCCAGAGCGCCATTGCGTTTGGCAACGCAGAAACATGGTGATTACCTCCACATGCTCCTGCCAGACTTCAAAATTGACTGGATTGAGAAGCCTGTCAGGCAGCTCTAATCCCATCAACTCGGCTTCGCGCTGCAATTCAGACTTTGATCCACCATCGCCGTTGTACCAATGATCAACGGCGCCTGTCAGTTTTTTCGTTTAGCCACCTCAAGACTTTCAAACCATGCTCGGACAATTTGCCCAGCAACTGTTGGGATCTCAAGCAGCTGAGCCAATGCGGTGTCGCTGAATGGGATGTCCTTTGCATCGTCATCAACTACACCTGCCCAACCAATCAGTACCTCACGAGCGGCATCCTGATCTTCTAAGGCTTCATCGTCAGCCAACTTGCCGCGCTCCATGGCGCGAGCTTGACGGACGATCTCGTTGATTCTGGTTTGAGGCAGTCGTTTGAACTCACCATCAAAGGTATGTTTCTCACGCCGGCCACCGTCAACAGGCAGAACCAGCGTGATCGGCCAGGTGTAGCTTGCCGATTGCTTGAGGACAAATGCCATACATACTTAGGTAAAGATTAGTGACAGCTCGTTATTGCCACTGCCCGTGGGGGTTGACGTATAAGGAAGCGTCAACATCTGAATGCCATCCTGGTCTGAATAGGCTGGCGCACCAAGGTCAGTTTGAGGCGAGCTGAATGCCACAATATTGCCAGCAGTCGTGCCATGTGTAAATGACAGGTTGCCGGTTGATGTGCCAGTTGCATCAGTGAAGAAGTTGTGCGTTGCCAGCAAAGGGGCTTCCACAACGACTTCGCCTGCAGGTTTGCGATCAGTGATCAGGACCTCCTTAGTGCCACCAATCAGTTCGCGGTAGATGTTCTCATTGCCCATCTCAAAGCTAAGAGATTGCAAAATGCCGTTGTAGCTGAAGATTGAGAAGCTGCTGGTGTTGCCTTGACGGAACAGGAGTGGTGAGGCTTGATCGTTGAAGGTAGCAACCGGAAGCGCAGTATCTGTCGGAGAGTTGAAAATCCCAATCATCGTGAACTCGATGGTCGGGATTGCATTCACCTCACAGTTAATCGTGAATGTGCCTCGGGCGCCTGTGATCTTGTGGCGGATGCCATCGTTGAAGAAATACAGCGTGCAGCTTTCAAAGCTGGAGCTGACAGGCGCATAGGTGACGCTTGTGGAAGCGACAATCGTTTCGCCAATGCCACAAGCACGAAGCACAGGACCCCAAGCAGGAGCAGTGCCGGCTGCACCTGAGCCCGCAAGCTCAACCTCGAATGTCACTTCGACGTTTGTGTTGGCAAGTAGCTGCTCAAAGTTGCCAAGGAATGGACGGATCAGCTCGCGCTCAACCACGTCTGCATTCAATGGCGTGACTTCTAGGTTGCGAACCAAGATGGCATCACTACCAGCCGGAGTCGAATCTGTGCCGTAGGTGGCTTCAATTTTGGCTAGGAGCAGCCGCTTCCTCGACAGAAGGCTCATCGCTCAAGTCCTCTTGAAAAGGTTGTGAGGTTTGCGCCGGCTCTGTTCGCTGTAGCAGCTTCACTTTGCCGGTTTTAGGGTTGAGCAGATACGATCCGCCAAAGCCCATGTGTTCGCTTTCCATCTTAGCTCTTAGGAACTGCTCAAGTTTGACACCGAAGTTCGGTATCGCACAAGGTAGTCACAGCTGATCACACCTGCTGGCTGATCGGCCTCAAGCAGATCAAAGTTGACTCCTTGTGGCTGTATGTCAATCGAATACCCTCCAAGCGTCAGATCTGCTACCACCTTGCTGTGTAAATCTTGCACGATTGGATCTGCTACTTGATCCGGTACGTTGCCCCGCACAATGACCGAGATTCTTACGGTCAAGCTCCAGTCAAGGGTTGGCAAACTGGTGTTCTGCTCAGCAGTGTCACTTATTGGCTCGACAACAATGGCCGGGCTCTCGCCCCTGCTAATTGGCTCAACACGGCTGCGATAAATCCTGTCGCTCACACCTGTGGTGCCAGTCAAGGCTGCACGGATTGCAACAAGGATGTTTTCGCGCTTCGTGGTCATGTTTTCTGCAAGGCTATTTGCACGAACGAGCCATCGCTGATCAGCATGGTCTCTCTGACTGTGTAGGAGACGCCATCTACTGTGATCGCACTGCCACGGATCAGGCTGCCGAATTTTGACGTGCGGGCCGTGAGCGTGTAGTCAGTAGTTAAAACCATGCCATCGCTGATCACCTGGCTAGGCATGTCGAGGATGCCTTTCGCGGTAGTCGCACCAGAGGTACAGCTCACGCCGAAGTCCTCTAAGAAGATGTCGAGATCCTCAGTTAGTGGCATCTGCTTTGACCTTCCGAGTTGCTTTCGGCTTCTCTTCTACAGCCACCGCTTTGACAGCACGGCCCAGCTGAATCAATGTTTCAGCGAGTGCCGCTGGCAGTTCATAATCCATGCCTGCCTCAAGATGTTCGCCATCAGCAGCGCAGGAGGCAATGATTGAAACTTTCATAGAAAGAAAGGGGCAGTTGCCTGCCCCTCCTCCTTATCAGGTGGTGATGTCCAAGATGGCAGCGAAGCTCTTTGGATCGCGCACGGCTACGTCAAAGGAGACGATGCCGCGAACGCTGGTCAGAGCCTTGCTGAAGTCATCCTGATCCTCGCCAACAGTGATCTCAAGACCACTGCCGTAGAAGCCGACAATCGCCTGGCTGAAATCACCCATCAACAGAGCAGAACAGACACCGCTGCTGGAGCCCTTTGTCAGAGTGCTAGGCACCTGGTTGCTGGAAGCAAGCGGATAGCCGTTCAGGTTCAGCGGCGTGGGGCCGCGGCCGAGAGTCGCGCCTTCAGTGTTGAACAGGAACGGACCGTCACCAGCGGTAGAACCACCGGCGCGCAGTTTCTTCAGAGCAGCAACGACTTTGTGGTTCGTCAGGTATGCCACAGTATTGGGATTAACTGCGCCATTTACCTGCATCACCGCGGTCTCAAGATCAACCACTTTTTCAAGGGTGATGTTACCGCCGTTAGTGCCCATCGCAACCGAGCCAATACCTGCAGTGTTCAGGATGCCAGTCGGTTGACCAGAAGACCCAGAGCCATTAAGGATGCCCAGATCGATGGCAAGGTTGATGCCATCAGTCAGGTCACGCCGCACCAGCTCCTCAATGCCAGGGGTGGCTTGCAGAAGCGTTTGCCGGGAGTATTTACTCAGTGCAGCTAGGTTTTTTGGTTGAAGTGAAATTTGATCGAAGGTGCTCTCGGACTGGGTGATCGCGGTGGTCTGAGTGGACAAGTAGTAGGTCGAAGCCACGCCAGAACGACGGGGAATCGCCACGTTGCCAACCAAGCCGGTCATCGTCCGCACGCCAAGCTGCAGCATTACAGCTTGGTTCCGCAGAAACTCGATGAACTCATCAGCCATCAGATCGGTAGCAACCAAGTTGCCGCCGGTCGATGCCGAACTCGTCACATAGGTGGACCGCTTGTTCAGTGCAGAGAACGGAACGAAGAAGCTGCGCTCAGTCGATTTGCTGATGCCACTCTTCTCAACTTCCTTGCTCAGCTCACGAACAAGACCAGCTTCATGAGAAGACCAGTCGTTGCTCAGCAGAGCACGGATGCCGGCGGTGATGCTGTAGTTGGCGCGCTCATTGCTTGCCAGCTCAACAGGTGCAACAGTTTCAACAGGCTTAGCACCAAGGCGCTCAAGCACAACAGTGCGGGCTTCGTCGAGGCTGCGACCACCTTCAATCAACTGACGGCCGAGGTCGGCCATGTTGTGCTTGTCGGTGAGCGCAGTGATACCAGCGATACGGGCGCGCTCAGCCTCGGCGGCTTCGGCCCGCA